AAAGCATAATTTCCTTACGCTGTGCTAAAGTCCTCAACAGACTGCCCTTGTGTCCAAGAAGTCCAAGCCTCGCAAGCCGATGCCCAAGCCATCTCGGGCCATGCCGTCACGCTTGGACAAGGAGCGTCAACGGCGCTTCAACGCGTATCTCAAACTCTGGCGGACGATGCAGGACAAGGAGGAGCAGACCGCCTAATGGCTCGACTGAATGACATGACGGCTCCGGCCAAGGAGGCCAAGACCTTCGATGATTGGTTCTTTAAGCAGCCGAAGAAAGCCCAGGACAAGATGCGGGAGAACGGCGTGTTGCCTTACCGCGAGATGGTGCCGAGCAAGCACGTCTTCGACATCGACCCCAACCATCCCGCATGGGCGCACACCGACACGCAAGGGGTGCGGACCGAGGTGGACTCGTTCATCTCCCGCGATCACGTGGGCGTTATGCTCAAGGCCTTCATCGACGCCATCGCCTACTCCAACAACTTTGAGTTCCGCCGGCACGTCGAGCTGGTGCGGTGGGCGTTGTCCCTGCCCGGATGCCTGGACTCCCGCACCATCGGGAAGATGCATGGCATCAGCCACTTCACCATGCGTTATCGAGCCAGAAAGATTATGCGCTTGGTGAACTCCGACGCCTGCGGCCTGTTCCCCCACGTCAACGTCCGCCGCGATAAGAATAAGGTTAACCGTATTCCAAAGGTAGCAAAGTAGAACCTACTTAAATGAGCAACCTACGAGTACCCGAAGACAAGCGCTCAAGCGCACTTAAAGCATACTACCGAAACTTAGAGGCCAATAGGGCTAAGTTACGCGAGCGTGCTAAGGTTAGGTATTATGCCAACAAGGAGGCAAAGCTCTTACGCAATGCCAAGTACCGTGCCGATAATCCAAGGAAGTGGCAGTTGATAAAGCAGGTATCCAACAAGAAGTACAACAAGCGCCGTTTCTTCTTTGTCCGTGCATTGCATCACTCTGTTCGTCTTAACGACAACACCGAGGCCACCGCTCTATGTGCTGTCTTCTCCCGTGCTTGGTATAACCAGCGAGGACGCTGTGCATACACCGGACGCAAGTTAGACAGGACGGCACAGGTAGATCACAAGATACCTGTATGTCGTGGCGGTACCAATGATGCATCGAACATTCATTGGGTTTGTGCTTAAGCCAATTGGGTTAAACACAATAAGACCCACGATGAGTTCATCGCCCTATGCGCTGACATCACGGCGTACATCGACGCCAATAAACCTACCAAGCCCCTAAACCCCCCGCGGCAGGGAGTCTTCTAGACCCCCACCCCCCGCTTCGCGTGGCCCGACACCCCGGCTCTTTTTTACAAAAGAGACCCCCGAAAACCCTGTATTTACAATGCCCAGCCAAACCGACATCGCCGACGCCCTTGGTTTGACCCGCCAACGCGTCTCGGTCCTGGTCAAAAAGGGAATGCCCATCGACTCGGTCGAAGCGGCCGTCGCGTGGCGTCAAGCGCAGGACGATGCCCGCGTCCGCAGGGCACCCATCGCGGCGCCGGCGCAACTGGACGACGGCACCCTCGCCGACACCATCGCCGAACACCGCCGACTGGTCGGTCGAGCCCGTGGCGTCTGGCTTGGGGCGATGGACTCCGGCGATCCAAACCAAGGCAAGTACCAGACGGCCTATAACCAGTCCCTCAAAACTTTAGTCGCCCTCGAAGAGGAGCAGGAGCGTCGGCTCATCCTCGCGAAGGAATACATCAGCTCGAAGGAGGCCACCGAAGCCATGCGTCAGATGACGGGCGAAATCGTCAACCGTCTCGACAAATTGGCGCTCGATGTCGCCGAGTCTTGCAACCCCGAGAACCCAGCCAAGGCCGTGAAGGCAATCGAGGCTTGGGTCCGCAAAACGAAGGCCGACCTATCCGCGAATGACGAAGGATGACCTCTTGGCGGTAGGTCGCAACGTCCTGCGTCCGTCCGACTCGGGCGACGTGGTGGATTGGCTGGAGGAGAACGTCCTCGCCATCCCCGACTCTCCGATGCCCGGGCCTTTCCGCTCGGACCGCACGCCGTGGATCGCGGAGGCCTTGCGCATCGCCGCCGACCCAGAGACGAAACTCCTGACGGTCCTCGCGAGCATCCAATCGGGCAAGTCGCTCTTTGCCCGCCTGTTAACCTGTCATATCGTCGCGAACGCTCCAGGGCCGACGATGGTGCTGCAGGCGACCGACGCGGAAGCGAAGGACTTCTCCATCCGCTACCTTCGCCCCGTCTGGAACAACTGCCCGCCCGTAAAGTCCCGCCTATCTGCCGACGACCTCGACCGCTCGACGACGGCGGACTTCGACCGCATGACGGTCTATTGCCGTGGCATCTGGAACGAGGCGAACCTTCAACGACTATCGCTCCGATACACGATTGCGGACGAATGTTGGATGGCCCCGCCCGGGCACCTCGCCGAACTGAGCGCACGCGTCACGGCGTTCGGGTGGATGGGCAAACGCATCTTCATGTCGCAAGGCGGGACGGCTGGGCAGGAGTTCCATCAGCTGCACGAGTCCACCGATCAGCGGGACTGGCATATGAAATGCCCGGAGTGCGGTCATCTCCAGCCTTGGATTTGGGAGCAAGTCCGCTTCCCCGAGGAGGCCAAGGTGAGCGGAACTTGGGACTTGGCGAAGGTGAATGACGGCACGACCTACGAATGCGCTGGCTGCAAGACGCGACTGCCCGACACGAACGCGAGCCGACTGCAGGCGAATGCCGGCGGGATGTTCGTCCCGACCGCCATCTCGTCGAACAAGGGCCACATCGGTCTGCATTGGAACAGCCTTGCGACGATGTCCTGGGGAGAACTTGGGGTGCTGATGCTAAAGGCGAAGGAGTCATCGGACACTTACGGCCTCGATGACTTGCGTCGCCAATTCAAGCAGAAGAGATTGGCGATGGCATGGTCGGACGATGGCGGCTCAATGACTGCACCCGTCAACGCGTCCGACTACGCCCTTGCCGACGACTGGGCGGAGGAAGCAGTCATCACGCCCAAGGCCCAAATCGCCACCCGCGAGAACGCCCCCGCCGGGAGCATACCCTTCCGCACGATGGGCGTGGACGTGCAACGAGGTTGGTTCTGGGTCATCGTCCGTCGGTGGTCCCGCAACGGAAACAGCCGCTTGATGGCTTTCGAGAGGGTCGAGACGTGGTCTGGGCTCGACGACCTCGCCAGAAAAATGGGCGTTCACAAAGCCCTTGTCGCGGTGGACTCAGGGGACAACACGCAAACCGTCTACGCCGAGTGCTGTCGCCGAGGCTGGAAAGCCTTCAAGGGTTCGGGCGCCGAGGACTTCGCGATCACCTCATCGAACGGCCAGACGACCCGCCGTTTCTACTCGGACCCGCAGGCCATCGTCGTCCCTGGACAGCCGACCCGCGTCTCTTTGATTGTTCACTCTGCCTCCGCCGGCAAAGACCTCCTGCACGGCCTCCGCGTCCGCAAACTGCACACCTACCCCCGTGACGCCTCCGAGGACTACGTCAAGCAGCTGAACTCCGAGGTCCGCGTGAAGGACAAGCGCACGGGGAAGCCGATGTGGATACTCCCCCAAGGCGTCTCGGACAATCACGCCCTCGACTGCGAGGTGCTGGCGATGCTCGTCGCCGTCCGCTGGGGCGTCGTCGGTCGGGAGGCCACGACCACGGAAACGGAAGCACCCGCTGGTTGACTTTATGCCCAAGCCCATAAACATCATAGCAAGCGTGCCGGGGGTTTGTGGGGGACGTACAATGGCTTGGACGTTCGGATCGTTGGCCCTCGGCACGCCCCCTTTCCTTCCAATCGGAGCAAGTTTAACATGGCTTCCGGCATTTTCATCGGCCTCACCGAGTGCGAACTCCTTGCAATCCGCAGCAAAGCGGTGGCCCTTATCACGGAGGGAAAGACCCTCATGTCGTACTCGGACAGCGGGTCGTCGGCGTCGAAGTCCATGGTCATGCCCGCCAAGGAGATGCTTGCGGAAGCCCAGCACGCCCTCGGCATCCTCGACCCTAAGCAATATCCTGGCTCGGTCCGCAAGAACGTCATCGCCGTCCGCTGGGACAACCGACAAATCTAAACATGGCATTACCCAAAAAGAAGCCCGCGATCAAGAAGCCCGCCCCTCCCGTCAAGGCGACGAAGGGAACGCCCAAGGCGTCGGCATGGTCGTCCAACTTCCAGAACGCCGGGATGTCGTTCGCCCGCCGTGCGTGGTACGGCTCGGCGCCTCAAGACGCCCGCAAGGACGTCAACTCCTACGACCGACTGCAGCTTCTCCAGAAAGCCCGCTACGCCGAGAAGAACTACCCTTCGATGGTGCAGTACGTCAACGACATGGTGATGTACGTCGTCGGCGATGGCATGAAGCCTACGAGCCACGCCCAAGACCCGCTCAAGGCGCGTCTTTACGAGGACTATTACTACCGCGAAACCCGCAAGGCGGACATCACGGGTCGCTTCACGGGCGAGCAACTGCAACGGATTATCGTCCACACTTGGGCGGTCGACGGCGAGATGTTCGCCCTCAAGGTCCGTGACGCCTCCGGCAAGGCGAAGACCCAGCTCATCGAAGGCCACCGCGTCATCAGCCCGACCGACCCCAAGCAGATCACCCCGGACACTTGGGACGGTTTCGTCTTCGGTCCCTACGGCGAACTTAAGGGCATCTGGGTGCAGAACACGGACACGACCTTCTCCTTCATCTCTGCCGAGTCGGTCCTGCACATCGCCAACCAGCAACGTATCTCGGCGGCGCATGGCATCCCCCCGATGCAGCAGGCCTTGAACTCGATGCAGGACCAGACGGAAATCATCGAGCTGGAGAAGCGGGCCGTCAAACAGGTGACGGACGTGCCTTCGGTGCTGACCAAGAATGGGGGCTTCGCCGACAACAGCCTCGTCGCCGACCTCAACGGCGTGACCGCCTCCGATATGTCGAACATCAGTTCGCAGATGGGCGGGAAACTGCTGGTCCTTGAACCAGGAGAAGACCTGAAGAGCGTCACCCCGAACTTCCCTCGACAGTCGATGGATATGTTCAACACCATCCTCGCCCGCATGATCGCGAGCGGCGGCCTACCCTACGAGGTGGTCGGCGACGGCAGCAAGGCCGGCTCGGCTCTGGTGCGTCTGGTCCTCGGCAAGGCTGACCGATATGTCGGTCAAATCCAATGCATGGTGCATGACGAGTACTGCGTGCCCGACTGGCAATGGCGCATCGCCGACGGCATCGCCAAGGGTGAACTGCCCGACGACCCGAACTGGGCCGACGTCGAGTTCAGCGTCCCGCAGACCCCCTCCATCGACAACGGCCGTGACTCGGCCAACGACCGCGAAGACCTCCGGGCTGGACTGACCTCCTTCTCCGCCGTGTCCAAGAAGCGGGGCGGCGACTTCCGCAAGACCTTCAAGGAACTGGTCGAGGACATCGTCTTCGCCAAGGACGTGACAGCGGCGACGGGTGGCAAGGTCTCCTTTGAGGAGGCCATGCAGCGCTTCACCAATATGCAACCCAAGGCCGAGATGGAGGAGTCTCCAGAGGACGAGGCCGAGGACGCAACGGAAGCGGTCGACGACCCCGAAGACGGCCCCTCTGGCCTTGAGATGCCCGGCAACAACGACACCTTACCCGCCTAACTTCATACCATGCTACGCTTTCTCAACAACGGTCTCCAAGGCCGCGAAGCCCTCCTCATCGACCCAGCCAAGGCGACCGACGCCAAGGCATTGGCCGAGAAGTACGCCTTCACGGATGTACTCGCCAAGCTCTTCGGCGACCGCCCTCAAGCCTATGTGCGTGCGGACGGCATCGGCGTCATCCCCGTGATGGGGGTCATCGGCAAGGGCGTCTCGCCCCTGGAGCGGATGATGGGCGCCGCCGACATCGACCAGATTTCCGCCGACATCGACGCGATGGAAGCCGACCCTGCGGCCAAGCGGATTGCCTTCCACGTCATCTCCCCCGGCGGTACGGTGACGGGCGTGCCCGAACTCGCCTCCAAGATGCGCCGCATCAGCAAGCCGACCCGTGCTTTCGGCGAGGAAGCCAACAGCGCCGCCCTATGGATCGCGGCGGCTGCGGACAGTTTCGTGGCCCTGCCTTCGGGCTCCATCGGTTCCGTGGGCGTCTACATGGTCATCCCAGATTACAGCCAAGCCTACGCCGACGCTGGCGTGCGGATGGTGGTCATCAAGTCCAGCCGCTCCCCTCTGAAGGGCGCCGGCATCGAAGGCACGTCCTTGACCGCCGAGCAGATTGCCGACCTCCAGAAGCAAGTCGACGCCATCGACGAGGACTTCATCGAGTCCATCAAGATGACCCGCGTGAACGCCAAGGACGCCGCCTTCACGGGTGGTTCCTTCTCGGGCAAGGAAGCCGCGAAGCTTGGTCTTGTGACCGGGCTTGCCGACTCCCTTGAGGAAGCCCTCAAGACTTGGGCTTAACCCATCGGCTTATTCCAAACAAAGCAATTACAAGATGACCATCGAAGAACAGCTCTCGACCGTTGAAACGCTCGCCCAGGCGTTGACCGCCGAACGCGACGACCTCCGCTCCACCGTGGAGAAACTCACCGTCGGCGCCGCTGACGAACTGACCGCCGTGAAGGCCGAAGTCGTCACCAAGGACGCCCGCATCTCCGAGCTGACCGTGGCCTTTGAGGCCGCCACCGCCGAGATTGCAACGCTCAAGGCTTTGGTCTCCGACCTCGAGGCCTCCAAGGTCTCCGCTTCCAAGGAAGCCGCCAACATCGTCGCCAAGACCGGCTCGCAGCCCGTCCTTGCGGAACAGCCCGCCGTGCAGACCGAGAAGTCGGTCGAGCAAATCCGCGAGGAGTACTCGACGATGAAGCCCAGCGCCGAACGCGTCGCCTTCCTCAAGAAGCATCAAGCGGCCATCCTCTACGGCCGCACCAAATAATTTCCCTTCACCCCTAAATACTAAAACACACCTATGGCAAATTCTGGTTTCGACCTCGCTCCGGCCGCTCTCGCCGACATCATCGTCGCCGACGTCCGCCCGAAGCTCCCCATGCTCGACGTCTTCACGACCCTCGCGCAGTCCCCTACCGATCGCGGTATCTCCATCGACGTCCCGTTCGTCGCTGGTGACGACGCCATCGTCTTCGACAAGGCTTCCGGCGGCTACCACCAGACCGGTGACGCCGACATGACCAAGGCCACCGTCAACCTCGTCCACTACCATGCGACCCGCTCGTTCGACGCGCAGGAACTCGCCGCTTGGGGCCCGGAAGGCGTCATCAACGCTTTCAAGGAAGAAGTCCAGGCCAAGATCGTGAAGAAGGTCAACGCCGCCGTTGCCGCCCTCGTCACGAACGCCAACTACTCCAGCAACGTGGTCATCGCCGCCGCCGACTTCGACTACAATGACGTGGTCGACCTCGACATCGCCCTCGACGACCTCCTCGCCCCTGAGCAGCGCGGTCTCGTCCTCAACTCCTCCTACATCGGCGCTCTCCGTAAGGACGCCAAGCTGACCTCCGCGTTCAACACGCAGGGCGACAACAGCGTGGTCCGCACCGGCATCGTCGGCAACATCGGCACCCTGCAGATCATGCAGTACGCTGGTCTCCCGAACAACGGCGAAAACCTCGTCGGCTTCGCGGCCGCCAAGGACGCCATCGCCATCGGCACCGGCTCGGTCTGGTCCGCCGGCACGAACTCGGCCGTCGCTACCATGGGTGGTCTCTCCATCCTGGTCGAGTCCGAGTACACGGGCGGCATCCTCTACTTGACCGCCGCAGTTCGCTTCGGTGCCGCCAAGGGCCGTTCGAACCTCAAGCGTATCAAGAGCGCGTAAGCGGTGCGGCCTTAGCCGCATAAACCAGACCCCCTTGGGCAACCTTGGGGGTCTTTTGTTTTTCTACCAAATCGGGCAAAGGTGATGAGCCTCTACGGAAACGAGTTTTTGGACGACGCGAAGGAGATGATTGCCGACTTCGGCGTGGCTGGTTCCGCCAACTCGGGGGCCATCACCTTTCAATGCCTCATCTCCGACCCTGCCGTCCAGACAGTCCTCGAGGCAGGGGGGTATATGGAGCGGACCCAGTACACGGTAAGGGTGCCCGCCGTAACGGCCTCCTGGAGCCTCCCAGACGGGTCTAATGGGGCATCGGCGGCCCTACTCTCGGGGGGCGTCCCCATCGCCTCCTTGGGCCAAGGGAAGAAAATCGTGGCCGGCGGGAAGACGGTCCGCATCACGACCCAGACTTACAAGCCCGCGTCGGCTTGGATCACGCTCGTCGTCATCGACGACAACCAGTAAAGTGGTCAAGGTATCCCTAACGCCCGCCAGTCAGCAGGCCTTCGTGGACGCCATCCAGAAGTTCGCCGCCGCCTCCAAGCAGACCATCCGCGACGCCACCTTGGAACAGGCCGCCCTCGCCTGCCAAGACGCCGCCACCTTCACCCCTCCCCTGACCAAGGGCGGAGGCAACGGCCTATCCAACGCCGCCAAGAAGGCCGGCGAGCGGGCCGTGGACCGAGACGTGGGCAAGGTCGTCACCCCATTGACTGGCGGAGGTGCAGGGACGCAAGCCACCCGCGTCATCAAGCGACTCGGCTCCTTGGCATTGAACGACAACCAAGGCCTTTTCTGGAAGGTGGCCTCCAGCCAATCGACCATCATCTCGGCGAACTCATTCGTGGCCAGTATGCTCTCCCCGCAGTACAAGGGGTTCGGCACGCCAGAGGGCTTCAAGAAGGCCAAGAACTATTTCAACCGCATCGGCAACCGCGTGGCCGCCCAGTCCCTCAGCTCGGACGGGGCTTTCCTCCAAGGCACGACCGCCATCGACGCGGTCTACAAGCCCATCTATCGGCGCAACAACGGACGACTCTGGAAGAACGGACGGAACGTCAGCGGGGTGAAGTCCTTCGACAAGCGGGTGGTCGAGCAGAAGGCCGACCTTGATACCTACATTGCCCAACGCCAGGAGACGGTCGGCGCCATCAAGTCTGGCTGGTACAAGGCGCTGATGTCCCTCCCCCGCCCCGTCATCAACGGCGTGGAGAAGAACGCGGGCTCGAAACTCCGCAAGGCTGGATGGATCACGAAGCACAGCAGCGTGCCGGGCAACAGCGCATCAACCTTCACCGACAAGCTCGCCGAGGTCACCATCCGCAATCTGATGGGCAACATCTACGGCATCGCCGACCAAGCGGACACCCTCGGCCTCGTCTACGGCAACCGCGTCAAACAGATGCCCGCCAAAATCCAGCGTCTAATCGCCGACGACGTCGCCAAGTTTAACCGCAAATAACCAAACCTTTATGGGCACCAAATCCATCCGCCACATCGTAGAGTCCACCCTTGCGACCTACCTCTCGACCCAGACGGGGCTGACCTCGGTCACCTTCCTCACGGGCGACAGCGCCGTCACCCAGACCCTGCCCAAGGCCGTCGTCCTCTGCGACTCCGCCCGCCCGCCGGCAAGCCTCCAAGAGGGGGAGGGGAACTATGACTGCTCCGTCCGCATCACCCTTTTCTCCAACGCCGACGACACGACCCTCGCCGATCACCGTGCCCGCTGCGCCGCCTTGGTCGGGAATATGCGTGACCTCGACAGCATCAAGGCCGCCTTCGTCTCCGGCGGTGACGCGACCTGTTACGACGTCAGCATCCTGTCCGAGGACGAGGGTATCGACGAGCGCTCCTGGGCGACCTCCTTCGCCTTCTCGGTCTGGACCTGTCTGGCCCCGTAATTATTCCAAAACGGGCAAAGACAAATGGCCGCCGTATCTAATGGAATTACTTGCCTCTTCGGTGTCGCTGGTACCGTCAGCAATTTGTTCGTCCAGTCCTACTCGGTCAGCTCGACCTTTAACCTCTCCGCCACGGTCGCAGACGAGACGGGCGTGACCAAGACGACCCGCTTCGACGACCGCAAGACCGAGATCACGGTCGACGGCATCTGCAAGACCTCAGCCGTTCCTACCCTCGGTGCTGACTTGGTTTTCACGCTCAATGCGGCATCAGCCTACTCGGGCGGCTCGACGGCAACGGTGTCTTACGAAGGCACGATCACCGGGATTTCCGAGAAGGGTTCCAATAAGGACTTCACTTCGGTCTCGGTTACGGCGATTTGCTACGAGCAGGTTGACGTTACGCCTCCTACCTAATTGACCCAGCGGACGGCAGGGGCATAGTCCAGGAATGGACGACCGCTTCCTCTCTGCCTTCATCGACCCGGCGCCCTTCAAGCTGCTGGGTCGTTCGCTTTATCCGTGGTGCCTCAAGTACCGCGTGCGACTGATGGCCTTTAAGTCGCCCCTAATCACGGGCGAGCGCGGCATCACCCCAGCCGACCTAATCTTCGCCTGTCA